GTATTCGGATTAAATGCCGTTTATGATAGACAAGTAGAAAACGTAGAGAATAATAACTTTGCGAGTTGGCCAGAAGGTGCGTCTTATGGTTACATTGGTGCTGGTAGGGACGTGAATGGTAACATAACTACAGTAGCGCGTATTGATTTCTTTAATGAAACCATATCAACACCAGGTAATAATTTTCCTGCAGCAAGACCAAATTTAGCAGCAGTATCAAGTGATTCTTATGGTTATTTTGGTGCTGGTGGTCCAAGCTCCAGTGGAGCTGGTCTTAGCACCATCGAGCGTTTAGATTTTTCTAATGAAACCTTATCATCACCAGGTAATGATCTACCTCAAGGAAGAATTAAATTAGCAGCAACTTCAAGTGATTCTTATGGTTATTTTGCTGGTGGTGAGTTTTTTCCACCAGGCAGATTAGCAACAATAGACCGCATTGATTTCTCTAATGAAACTACATCAGCACCAGGTAATAATTTACCTCAAGCAAGAGAGAGATTTGCAGCAGTCTCAAGTGATTCTTATGGATACTTTGGTGGTGGAATAAATTCTATTGGCCAAGGCACGGGGTTAGTAGAGCGTATTGATTTCTTTAATGAAACCATATCATCACCAGGTAATAATTTTATTAATGCTTTAAAGTATGACTGGGCAGCAGTCTCAAGTGATTCTTATGGTTATTTTGGTGGTGGTCCTGGAACATTCAATCTGGACATTGATCGCATCGATTTTATTAATGAAACTACAACCGGATCTTCTGATAGCCCTGGCGAATTATCTTTAGCAAGACAATCTTTAGCAGCAACCTCAAGCAATTCTTATGGTTATTTTGTTGGTGGTATTAAATTTCCATCACCTTCAAATGTAACAACAATAGACCGTATTGATTTCTCTAATGAAACCATGTCATTGCCAGGTAATAACTTACCTGGATCCGGTCGCTACTCGGCCGCGGGAGTCTCTGGTGGAGCATCAATACTTCGTGGAAAGGGATATAAGACTTATGGATATTTTGCTGGTGGTGGTTCTAACCCTATTGGTTTGACTCCTTTCTTTTCCAAAATAGAGCGTATTGATTTCTCCAGTGAGGTTTTCTCAGTACTAAGTAATAGTCTACCTCAAACAATACGTGGTATAAATGCAGTCTCAAGTAATTCTTATGGTTACTATTGTGGTGGTTTATTACCACCACAAACATCAAAGATAGACCGCATTGATTACTCTAACGAAACTTTATTAACACCAGGAAACGATTTATCTCAACGAGTCGCTGGTACAGGAACATTATCAAATTCTTTTTATGGTTACCTTGGTGGTGGTTTTTCACCATCAGTTCCAGGGCGTGTTTGCACCATCGACCGATTAGATTTTTCTAGTGAAACCGTATCAATACCAAATAATAATCTACCTCAAGCAAGAACTGGTTTATCAGCAACCTCAAGTAGTTCTTATGGTTACTTTGCTGGTGGATCATTCCAACCTCCAGTATTTCCATTTCCTTCAGGTGTTACTTGTGCAATTGACCGTTTAGATTTCTCTAATGAAACCGTATCAACACCAGGCAATAATCTATCTCAATCAGTAATTGACTTTGCATCATTATCAAATACTTCTTATGGTTATTTTGGTGGAGGAAGATTTAATGGACCTCCAGATCCTTTAGACGAGATATCTTCAAGTGTAGATCGTCTCGATTTTTCCACTGAAACTACATCATCACTAGGTACTATTTTACCTTATCAAAGAATGTTTTTACTTGCGGGAACCTCAAGTAGTTTTTATGGTTACTTTGGTGGTGGTTATTCCACACCCTTTACACTTTCAAATGTAAACCGTCTTGATTTTTCCAATGATACCATGTCAGCACAGAGCAATAAATTGGTTAATCAGACTTATGATATGGGAGCAACCTCAAACTCAAATTAATATATGAAACAATTTAGGATATTTTGGTGGTGGATATTCATCTTGGTGGACTATCAAACTAACACTAAATAAATCACACATGATATTTCAATATGAATGATATTCTTGCCAATGTTTTGATTCAACCCAAAGTTGTAACTGGTGATGGATTGAAACTTTTAACTGACCACATGAGAACTGCCCATAAAGAACCAATGGGAGTTTTTGATGCAGAAAAAAGTGACCAAGCCAGAGAAAGACATTCCAAAATTGATAAGAATGTAAGGAATGTTGAGTGTGCAGATTTTGGTAGTATTCTTCCTCAGATTGAAGACCTGATGAAGAACATGGTTGAGCATGTCATCAATCCATTCTATGGATTTAAGATTAGAGATAGTGAACCACCACAACTTCTCTGCTATTCTCCTGGCGGTCACTACAAACCCCATAATGATGGAGAAGGTCTGTGGACGAATCCAGACGGAACAAAAATATGGAAGAAGACAATTGATAGAGATTTATCAATGGTTCTCTTCTTAAATGATGATTTTGAAGGTGGATACTTTTCATTCCCAGATTTAAGAATCAAGATTAAACCAGAACCAGGTTTGCTTGTGTGCTTCCCATCATCAAGATGGTATACACATACTGTAGAGCCAGTCACTTCTGGTAATCGTTATGCAATGGTGACTTGGATGAGAGTTCAAGGATTTAAGACAAAAGAAGAGGTTGATAAAGAAATTGCCGATAAATATGGTATAGAAGTTTATTAGGAATATGACTCAATTACTTAAGCATTACTATCTAAATCGTGACAACGGAGAATGGGCAACTAATACTCGGTTTGGATTGATGATGCCTAAAATTGAGCACCTTGATGTTCAGTATAGGTTAGAAGATGAAAATGATATTCCCTTTATGCTGTCTCATGTTCCGGACATAACAGAGCATAATGTTACTGTAGGTTCTGATGATCTAACTGTCTATCAAAACAATTCAAACATTGCAATCACCAGCACGACAGAAAGACAAGAGGATCAATTAGTATTTGATCCAGAAAATCCTGGTGCAGAACCAACCACACAAACAGTTACGGTGTATGACTTAACATATACTCAACCTTATGTGGTTACAGAGTCTGTTGGATTAACAACCTTATCTCAGGCACAATGGGATTCGGAGATCTCTACCTATGATACCAGACAACAGAACAAAAGATATGATGTTCTCAGAACCAATCGTGATAAGATGCTTGAGCACACTGATTGGATGGTAATCAAGGCAAAAGAAACTGGAACTAACTTAACAACAGCATTCAAAACTTGGAGACAAGAACTCAGAGAACTTCCAAACAGTGTAGGATTCCCAACTGCTTATCCTACCCTTCCAAGTTCACTAGAAAGTGATTCTAAGTTGCAAGAACTTACAAGTAACTTTAGTGAGGTAAGATCTATTATGATGATTAATGATCCTCTACCACCACTTCCAGAACCTGAATTACCTGGTGAGTAAATCAAAGCATTTTTGATTACGGTCGTATGCATAATCAGCATACTGACCGTTTTTTCTTACAAAGTGAAGAAACAATTGCATAAATCTATCGTTTTCATGAGTTCTCAATGGTGATCTCCAATGAGGCACAATAGTTCCAAGATATGCAACTCCATCACCAGCAGGTGTTACAACCTCTCTACGCTTCCCTGTGAGGTCTTTGAGTTTAATAGGCCACTCTGCATCACCAGAAATATTCATGGTCACTGAGACCTCACAGGAGGGTCTGTCCGTGTGACAATTCATCCATCCTTTATTGTGATACGTTGTTGTAAACCAATAAGTTGGAATGAGTTCTTCTCCAAGTGCTTCCTCTAAGATTGGTTGAATTCTTTTCATCACAAAAGTAGAAGAAGGTGGAGCATAACAACACATTACATTACCTCGCTCAGGATCATAATGAGTTTTGAGACCACCAAGATCTCTGACTGCACCCATTAGATTTTGATACTTGATTTGTATTGCTTCTTCTTTAGTAATAATGTTGGGAATATAATGCCAACCTTTTTTAGCAAATGAACTCATAGTATTCTTAATGTGTATATTATGTATCTTCAAACCCAACAAAGGTATTCTAGTGAGATTATGAGATCTTGTCAAGTGTTTGTGATATACTATATACAGCAATGATGTTGCACACATGAATTTTACAATTTATTCAAAAGACAATTGCCCCTATTGCTATAAGGTTAAACAGGTGCTAGAATTGACTGGCAGTAACTTTATGGTTCTCAATCTGGATGAACACTTCACAAGAGAAGAGTTTTATTCTAAATTTGGTAGTGGTAAAACTTTTCCACAGGTTATTTGTGATGGAGAAAATCTAGGAGGTTCAGTTGACACAATTAAATTCCTCAGAGAACGACAAATCATCAAATCCTGATATAAATAATCAAAACCACAGAAACCGTGGCGTTGATTTTATTCTTAATGGAGGAAAAAGAAAGCAGACACATCCATTTCACATCATCTTTGAGAAGATGGTTTGCTTTCTGAATCGGGAAGTTACCATCTATTTTGAGTTTTCCTTTAAATCAAGGAAAAGAAAAGTAATTCCCCGGAGAAAGAAAAATGTTAGCAGTTAGTCTAGTTTTTGGTTCATTCTTAACTATTTTATTTCTAATATTGGGAACAATGATTGGTTGGACTGCTAGAGAATACATGATGAACTATCGGGAAGTACCAAGACCTCACCCCGAAATGTTTGATGAACAAGGGAACCTGATTCCCGATGAGGTAATTGCATTTAACTTTGAAAACTATCATGACTACGACGAAGAAAACGACGACGACTAGAAAACCAAAGGCAACAGTTGTGAAGGGAGAATCGCCAAGCATTCCGAGTCTCCCTAGAAATCCATTTGTTTTTGAAGTATTGGATGTTGTATCAAGACAGAGATCAAAACAAAAGAAAGTTCAGGCTTTAAAGAAATACGAAGACATTTCATTAAAGATGGTTCTTATCTGGAATTTTGATGAGTCAGTAATTTCAATGCTTCCGGAAGGAGAGGTTCCTTACTCTGGTTTTGATGATCAGAATGTTTATAGTGGATCTCTTACTACTAGAATCTCCGAAGAAGTTCGTTCAATGCACACGAACGGATCTTTCTCTCTTGGTGTGAGTGATCAACAAGGTCATACCACAATCCGTAGAGAGGCAAGGAATTTCTATCGTTTTATCAAAGGTGGTCAAGATTCTTTGAGCACGATTCGTCGTGAAACAATGTTCATCAATATTCTTGAGGGTCTTCATCCACTTGAGGCAGAAATTCTTTGTCTTTGTAAGGATAAAAAACTTTCTGATAAGTATAATCTGACCAAAGAAATTGTGGCAGAAGCATATCCTGACATTCAATGGGGTAATCGTAGTTAATTATGAAAGTTAGATTTATTCATGAGGATTGTGATCCATCCTTAGCAGAAGATAGAAGTTTACCTCACACAGCTTACTTAGTAGAGTATAAAAAAGATGGAGTTTCTCATTACGATATCGTAATGGCAGGTAAAAAAGTTGACATCTTTGATCACTACTGGGATACTTATCGTCATGACTTTGTGACCATGAATCAAAGCGAGGGTAGAACCAATCCAAAGTTGTGGGGTAACAAACCATCTGAAACCAAAAAGCGAAAGTGATTCCAAAAAAGGGCGAAAAAAAATCCCGGCAAATTTTTGGTCTATAGGATTTTTCAAAAATGTAACATATATTACAATTCTACTTGACTATATACAATATGGGGTCTATAATAGACCTACGTTCATCCCATTCGCTATTCGCGAATAGCGAATGAGACGCAAGTAAGTCGCGGAACGGAGCGTTCATCCTATGCTTTCATTAGCACTCATCTTTTTTAGTCATGTCCCAGTAGAGAATTATCTTCGCTGTGATGACTATGAATGGTTGAAGCAAGGATTGGAAGAGACAACTCTTTTCACTCCCTTTGAGAAGGCTGATATTCTCATCCATTGGATGGAACATACAGACCCTCAATGTTTTGAAGCACAGGACGCAAACGACTGAAGGAACGGGAGATTTAAAACTCACCCTAGTATTTCAGGTAACGACAAATGAACACACTAACTCTGATTAAGAAGCAGATCCAGAAGCAAGCAGCACTTCACGATGCTCAGATTGCTATGACTACCTATCGTGGTGTCAAGTATGAGTGTCAGCAAGGTGTTGACGAAATTCACGGAACATTCTGCTATCGCGGTCACACTTACAATAAGTAAAACCATGCAAGCACTTCAAGTAGCTGGGTTCGGAACCCTTTTTAGCGTTGCTTTTATTTGCTTGTTATACGGAGAAATACTTCTTCTAAC